AATGCTTGGATTTCGTCATCATCTAATCCCAAGTCTTTTAGTTTTTGTTTGCCAGATGCTTTCTTATCTATTGCTGTTTGTTCAGCGTCTTTTAATTCTTGTTCTACAACTGGTATCATAGCTTCAATATCTTCTTTAGATATTGGAGTTGTTCCATTTAACCAAGTAATTTGATTTATATCATCTGCATTAATATTAAATTCTGCATTAGGATTTATTTTTTTTATTGCTTTTTCTATCATGCTGAAATCTCCATAGCTGTTATTGTTGATGCTGTTCTTGCAAATGTTGAATTATCTGTATCGTTAAAAGAACGATTTACATAAACATTACCAGTATTATCTAATGAACTTGCTTGAATTTTATATGTTGTTGCTGACGTTGTTGAAGGTGCATCTAAATAATTAAATGCTGATGGAAAAACTGAAGTACAAGTTGTTCCAAGATATAAAAATCCTGTTAGTCGTTGTCTGCTACCAGCGGCATCTCCAATTAAAATATTAGTCGTATTTCTTACTAAGTTTATTCCAATTTTAGCATTAGCACTATCCCAAGCAACCATTGCATAACCAAAAACTAAAATTTTAGATGAAGTAGATGATGGAGTAATAGATAAAGATAATCCTGTAATATCAGAAAAAGATGATGAACTAAATGATTGTGTGTCTGTTTTAGTAGCACTTACAACTTGCAAAACTTTACCAGCACTTAACTTAGCAGAAGTCACAGAGCCATCTCCAAGTTTAGCAGTAGTCACAGAGCCATCACTAGGAACTGTCATAACTCCTGTTCCATAATGTAAAAAGAAATTACAAGTTGATGTGCTTGGTATAGCAACGCCAAAGTCTATTGTAGATGAGTTCACAGAGAAGTTGGTAGCTTGAACCACACCATCAATACTAATCAAGCATGATTGAGCAGAGTTTGGTGTAAATGCTACTGAACCTTTTGTAATAGAATAAGAACTAGAACCATCAAAGGTAATATTATCTAGTACCTCTATGTTTGATATTTTATCTAATCCTCTGCCAAGATAAGCCATTATGGTGTCTCCTCTGGTGGATTATCAATAACTGTGTTTCCGTCAGCTATCCATTCTAATATTGTTTGATAGTCTTTATTTTCTGGACACTCATTAGGTATCCAATAAACAATTTCATCAGCTACTACTTTAATCATATTTTTTTCACCACTAATAACGCAGTAACTATATTCAGCACTTGTAATATTTTCTTTATTCATAATTATAACTCCGCATCTATTTTACCTACAATGACATAAGCACCTGCATTTTGATTTGTGTAATACATGTTATCTGTTCCACCTCTGTCACCACCACTAGAATTATTTAATGTTGAGCCAGATGTACCTGTCCAATCAGATAAGGTTGGTCTTGTTCTTTTTCTTACTTTGTAAAATACATGACCAATATATGTTGTACCTGCATACAAACCACCATGAGAGTTTGCACCAGTTGTATATTCAAAATAACGCATACATCTATTTTCATTCACATCATGTGGCAAGAACTCAAAATCAGATGCAGTTGTTCCAGCTTCTAATTGTACGCCTGTAATGTACCATTCGTTTGATGTGCTATCTGCAAGGTTGACTTGACCTACTGCTAAATCTGCATTTGCTGTAGATGTCCAAGATGTTTGTAAAGTTCCAGATGTGTAAGTAGAACCAGCACCTAACCAAAAATTTAATTCAATAGATGTATTATTATCATTACCAAAAACTCCAGTAGTATCTCCAGCAAAAGTTAGAGTTTTTTTCTCCCAAGTGTTTGATGCGTTTATTGTATAAGAATTTGAAATTTGTCTAGAATTATCATTATCTAAAATATTAGCAACGTATGTTCCAGTTTTATTTGATTTTACCCAAAAACTTAATGTAAGACTTTCTGCATTAGCAGTTCCTTTTTTTAAATATTGTAAATTTTGACCTTCAATTCTTTGTTGAATTAATAACTGGTCACTTGCAGAAGGAGAAGCATCAGCAGTAGTACAATCCATTTTTAATGATGTAGTAAAACCTTGACCACTTGGTACATCACTATCTTGCGATTGTGTAAATGTACCTAAAGAAGATATTGCTGTTCTAAATCTATCAACTGTATAATAACCAGCAGAAGTAATGCTAGCTTGTGAAGTTCCTCTTTGAGCAATGCTCATGTCACCATTGATGATGATGTTTCTGAACTTAACATTGTCTTGAAATCCAGCACTTGGTATTTTTGATATTGCCATTATTAATCTCCTATCCTGTATGCACCAAATATTGATGGTCTTGTTGAAGAACCATTTATAGTTGTTCCACCTAAACATCTTGCAAAACACTCTAAATAATCTGAACTACCATTCATATCAATAATAGCAGAAACTGATATACCAGCTAATAGTGCATCATTACCTCTATAATCAACTTGGTTTTCAATATATGAAGAACCATTTTTATAAATTGCTGTCATTTCTAAATCTAAAGAAGAAGTACCTGCGTTTCCTCTAACTGTTGCATAAACAAAATATTTTCCAGATACTTGAGGAGTAAAACGATAGTTTGTTGAATTATCATAAGCATTATCTGTATCAAAATCTTCTGTGTTAAGTTGAATTTTTGTTGTTGTACCACTTGTTACAGTTTGGTTTGATGAAAGATACGCTTGAAAAGATGGATACATTAAATTAGATGTTTTAGCTTTAGTTACTGCGTCATCAACAAGTTGTGCAGTTCCAACACTAGCGTTTGGTGGATTTACTGTTTGAACAGCTTTACCTAAATACACACAGTACATATCGTCAGATGATGCAGTAGCACTTGTTAATGTTAGTGTAGTTCCACTTGCAGAATATGCAGTTGTAGGCTCTTGTCTAACATTGTTAATAAATAATGCTAACTCATTTGCATTAGCAACTGGATTATCCAATGTGTAAGATGTAGTCGCACTTGTAGTGAAGTCTTGCTTAGCAAAACTTGTGTAACTTAATGCTGGTTGATTTCCTAAATACATCTATGCTACGTCTTCCAATGTTGAAATAATTACATCTGCAATACCAGAAGCATTGTCAGATTTTACTTTAACAGCACCACCATTAGGAATAATTACTTTTCCAGATATAGCTTCTAAAGAACTTCCAACTGGTATTGGTGCTTGTTTAACAATGTATCTATCGTTAGAACCATCATTAAGAACTATATCTATAAGTATAGAGGTTGTGCCAGTATTAGATACTAGACAACCAATCATAACTTGTTTGTTAGATGTAGTGGTCTTAACTGTAGTCAACGTAGCATTTGTCAAACTAGCTGTTGTTGAATTAAAGTTATTTGCCATGTTTATTTTTCTCCTTAATTATTTATCCAAGTGCTATTGCAAAAGGAATTGAATTGTCTGTTGCTGAAATAGAAAGTGTTTCGTTTCCACCGTCATTATTTTCAGTAAATGTAACATTTGAACCTGCTACTAATTTTCCATTTAAAAAACCTGCTGTTGTATCATTTGCTGAAACTAAAGTTTTAACATCTGTATCTGCTGTAATTTGTTGCCAAGATGAGCCGTTATAATATTTAAGAGCATTGTCTGTTGAATTATAAAATAAATCACCTTCGTCTAAAGATGTTGTTGGGTCTGTTGCACCAATTCTGTATGAATTAGCAAAACTATTTACGTCAGCAATATTTGTAGCAACAGTATTTACATTGGTAATGTCAGTTGCAACTGTATTAATATTTGTGTTTGCCCCTGCAACTGTATTAATATTTGCATTATTAGTTGCTACTGTATTTATATTACTGTTGTTTCCAGCAACTGTATTAATATTTGTTTCGTTACCTGCAACCGAAGTGATGTTAGCATTGTTTCCTGCTACTGTGTTTACATTAGCAACATTAGTTGCAACTGTATTTACCTTAGCAATATCCGTAGCAACTGTTCCTATATCTGTAGCATCATTAGCAACACTTGTTACATCTGCTGATATACCTGCAACTGAAGTTACGTTAGCTGAAATACCTGCTACTGTAGAAATATTTGTATCATTACCTGCAACTGTAGTTACATCTGCATTTATTCCTGCAACAGTATTTACATTGGCAATATTTGTACCGACTGTATTTACGTTTGAAATATTGTTTGATACTGTGTCTATTTCAGACGTAGCTTCATTTAAATCATTTGCCGCAGTTTCTATTTCTGAAATTGCTTCGTTTAAATCGTTTGCTACGGTAGTTACATCTGCAATGTTTGTAGCAACAGTGTTTACATTTGCTATGTTCGTAGCAACTGTTCCAATATCTGCTTCATCACCTGCTACCGCAGTAACATCAGAGCTTATACCTGCAACTGTAGTAACATCAGAACTAATACCTGATACTGTTGTAATATTAGGTATGTTTGTAGATATAAATTGTTTGTTAACAGCGTCAGTATTATTTACTGGGTCTGCTACATTAGTAAGTCTTTTATTCTGTGTGTCCCATTGAAAATTTGTATTAGAAATCTTAATAACGTCACCTGCATCATCAATAGCTTCTTGTGACATAAAGAACGCTTGGTCACTATCTGTATCTAAATCACTCTCTGTAAGAACTGACCCAGAAGCATAGTCTACTAATTTAGTAGTTTGTGACGTTCTTCTTCTAATCTCGATAGCCGCATCTTGGGCAGGTGCAGTATTAAAAGTAAGGGTAGTCCCTGCACTATTTAGGGTAAAAGCTGTAGTTGCTACCCCTGATAGGGTAACTGTAAGGTCACTTGTGGCTCTATAACTAAAAGGTATAGAATAAGATGTTGTACTGTTATTACCTGTATAACGTACAAAACTATTTGCCATGTATGATTTTCCTTAATTTTTGATGGGAT